AGTGAATAAGGCCGATAAAACCGATGGTCTATCACAAAAGGCCGTAGATGCTTATCGCCGTGAGAATCCAGGTTCAAAGTTAAAAACAGCCGTTACAGAAAAGAATCCAAAAGGTAAACGAGCTGCACGCCGTAAATCATTCTGCTCTCGCATGGGTGGTATGAAGAAACGCCTTACGAACCCAGAAAATGCTCGTGATCCAGATAGCCCAATCAACAAGGCATTACGCCGTTGGAATTGCTAATAAATGACACAGTTTAGTACCCACACGAACGAATTTTTAAATACCAACAAGACCATCTATGAAGTGGTCATGTTGGCAGACCGTTATGGTAATCTCGCTGGTGGTACTGGTGGTACCTCAGTTGATGGTTTTGGCCGTTTGCGTGTCGGTAATCCACACACTATCTTTGAATCAAGTAATCGTTTTCAATTAAATGAAGCCTTCTCATCTTCAAATACAGCGAACACTACAATTACATTTGTGGATAATGATGGTTGTGTTAATCTTACCGTTGGTACCGCAGCTACAGATAGTATTGTAAGAGAAACAAAGAAAGTATTTCCATATCAACCAGGTAAATCATTACTTGTTTTAAATACCACAACATTTTCTGAACCACAAGCCAATCTTACACAAAGGGTTGGTTATTTCAGTGCCAACAATGGTGTTTACTTAGAACAGGAAGGAAATACCGCATACATGGTGATGCGTAGTCAATCAAGTGGTGCATCATTAGCAAATAATCGTATCGCACAATCCGATTGGAATGTAGATAAATTTGATGGTTTAGGTCCAAGTGGTTATACATTAGACATGACCAAATCGCAAATCTTCTGGTCAGATTTTGAATGGCTTGGTGTTGGTACCGTAAGAACAGGTTTTGTAATTAATGGTGAATTGGTAATGGCTCACAAGTTTCACCATGCCAATCTTGGTGAATCAACTTACATGACCACAGCCTGTTTACCAATTCGTTATGAAATATTTAATACTGGTGTAACATCAAGTAATAGCACGATGAAACAAATTTGTAGTGCTGTTATTTCTGAAGGTGGTTATAATCAAGTAACCATTACAAGGTCATCATCAACAGGAATTACGGGCAAAACATTACCATCTGGTGGCGTAAAAACTCCAATGATTAATATTCGTTTGAAAAGTGGTAGAACGGATGCGATTGTCATACCTTCTTCAGTGACAATGTATGGTTTTCAAAATACACCATTTAAAATTTACATTATGAAAGATGGTACATTACAGAACACCACATGGACAACTACAGACACAAAAAGTTCTGTTGAGTATGATTTAACCGCAAACACAATTACCGGTGGTACAATTGTTTATGAAGCAGTTTTTAAAGGACAAGAAACAGTAGCACCATTACTTTTAATGGATCATTTCAATCATTCTTTACAACTTACAAGAGACTTAGGCAAAACAGAAGGTAACGTATTTTCTATAGTTGTAGAGGCGACAACAAACAACGATAAAGCACTTACAACATTATCTTGGCAAGAACATACAGTTTAAAAAGGGGAAACAAATGTCTATCTATGACAAATCAATCAAAAACGTAGCTGAAGCCGCTGCAAAAATCATGGGTGAAGCATTGAAAGGTAATCAACATAAAATTGATGCCAACAAGAATAACAAAATTGATTCACATGACTTCAAATTACTTCGTGCTGGTAAGAAACCAGAACAAGTAAAAGAATCTGGTGAAATGGGTCCTGTAAAAAATACTATGGGTTCAGTAATGATGAAGCATAAAACATCAGGAAAAGAAATCAATATTATAAACACTCCTGAAGCCATTAAGCAACACCAGGCAAGAGGCTATGAGAAACTTTCTACAGTAAAGAAAGAAGAAGTGGAACAGTTAGATGAATTGTCACCATCAACTCTTACATCTTATAGACATAAGGCTAGAGATAGTGAATTAAGAAATAAAGAAACCGTTCGCCGTGATGCTGAGTTTCAGCAGCAAGCAACGAATCCTAGAGTAGCAGCCAAATCTGCTGCCTATGCTGTGAAAGCCCAGGCAACAGCTGAAAAACGCCGTGCTGGTATAGAGAAAGCGACTAGTCGTTTATCAAAAGAAGAAGTGGAACTCCAAGAAATGAGTGATATGATTGATGCTCTAATTCAAGAGTATGAATCAAAAGGTGGAACATATAGACACAAAGGCACATATGGTTACGGTGGTAAAGGTGCCGAGCATGGTGAGACAGATTATAAAAAAGAAAATGATCTGTCTAAAGCAACAGAAAAACCAGCCAAAAAGAAATATGGTTCACGCCAAAATTATGTTCGTTCAACTCGTGTCAATGAGTCTTTTTCTGAACTTCTACAAAAATATACCGAAGGTGGTGTAAAATCACTGAACGAATCAATGTATGTTTTACAAGAAGAAGCCGACAATGACCAATTTACTGCTGAACTAGAAAAATCCAAAAAGAAAGATGCTGGTCAGGATCGTAATGATAAAGCGATTGCTGCTGGTGCCACACAATCAGTAAAATCAGTCAGTGAAGAAGTAGATAACATAGAAGAAGCAATGAGTCATCAAGCTGCGACTACGATGAAGCACATCAAACCAGGAACTTTAAGACAAAATTATGGTGATAAGAAAGATGCTGCTAACATTAAACCTGGAATTTCAGGTGTTGCGGACAGATTAGCCATGCTTAATAGAGCCAAAAAAGAAGGTCGCCTTAAAGAGGATCAAGAACAGATTGATGAGAATCTTCCAATGACCAGTCTAAAACCAGGCCATGATGAAAAGGCCGCAAGATTTTTAGCTCGTCAAGTAAAAGGCACACCAGTTAAAGGTAAGGCTCAAAGTGCTCCACAAAAAGAAGGCGGCATGAAGAAAGTTAAGGAAGAAGTAGAACAGCTAGATGAAGGTCCATTTTCTTCCGGTGCATTAAAACCATCTAAAGAATTTTTGGACAAAGCAAAGAAAGTTCCATCAAAGGGCACGATTCGTGGTAAAGATCATAAAGGTGTTTATACTTCTAAGACGGTAAACGGCAAAGAAGTTTCCCGTGTATATGAAGATGCAGAACAGGTTGATGAACGCACAATGACCGAACCAGAAATGAAAGAGCGTGAGCGTATCGTTAAGGGTATGAAGAAAGGCCTATCTGGTTTCAAACAGCGTTATGGTGAGCGTGCTAAATCTGTTCTTTATGCCACAGCATCCAAGCAGGCCATGAAAGAAGAATCTGAATCTGAACATTACAAAGCTGGTCACGATTATGCTTCAGACCACGCACAAGATTCTGGTTTTAAAGTAACTGCTCGTGCAAGAAAGAAAGAGATGTTGTCTGATAATCCTCATAAAAAAGGGACACCAGAACACGCTGATTGGCATAAAGGTGCTTTAGCCGGTCACCAAATGGCTTTAGATAACATGTAAGGTGTAACCATGTATAATACTGCCATCAAAACTAGAATGAAGGACTAAGAATGAAAAAAGCATCGGATGTTTTTAAGTCTATCCGATTTGCCAAAGGAGAGCCTCGTGGTAAACCTCATTTATCTACTGACGATGAGGAACACGGGGCAGTTGGTGAAAAGGAATTTAATCAACAAGTTCAACATGTAAAGAAACGGGCTATGCAAGAAGAAAAGAAAGATAAGTATGACGAAGGTGAATATGACCAAGAAGGTGATATGGCGAAATCAGACCTTCGTTCAATCATAGCAAACGCACAAAAACTCCATGATATGATTGATGATGCCGATAATCTTCCAGAATGGGTTCAATCTAAAATTACAGTGGCTGAAGATTATATGTCAACCGTTGCAAATTACATGACGGCTGAAATGTCTGAGGCCGTGAAAAAACCTAATGCTACCACTCGTCATCTAAGGCAATATCCAGTCAGTGATAAGGATGTGGCTAAACCTGTTTTTAAAGACCCAAGTCCTATGATGAAAGACAGTATTAAGCAAGATAAAATCCGCAGTCTAAAAAATCTTATTGCTGTTGCCAAAGTAAAAGGCGTTCATCATAAAGTCAAAGAATACGAATCAGAATTGAAAAAGTTGAAAGAAATGGCGGAAGAAACTGAATACCTTGAAGAAAAGAATAAACCAACCAATCCAGAATTATGGTCTAGAGCAGTATCTATGGCCCGTTCTAAGTTTGATGTATACCCTAGCGCTTATGCTAATGGTTGGGCTGCTAAGTGGTATAAATCAAAAGGCGGTGGTTGGAAATCTGTAAGTGAGGCTAAAGAAAATCCACCTTTTGATCCACCATACAAGACCGTGAAAAAAGATGTAGTTGATAAGTCTGGTGCAAAACATGGACCAATGTCTATAGCCAAGCATTTAGCAAAAACAGCCGCACAAAAACAAGCCACTGCGAAGAAACCATTAAAAGAATCTCGCAAAGCTGAAATTGTAAAAGAAATTGTTAAGAAAAAGAAAGATGAAAAGGCCAAAGACAAATTTGAGGCCGATCCGACTTTATCTAGTGAAGTTATGAAAGATTGATACGGATAAATAACAGAACAAATCAAATTTCTAGGAGAGATAAAAATGTCACTTTGGTCAAACACAGATGCAAACACTAGCGTTCCAAAGTTTGCACCTTCAACTGTAAAGTTAGAAAATACACAAGATAATAGCAATCTAATGTATGCTAACACTACAGCGGATGCTTTCATCACTGGAGCGACAATCGGTGTATTCGGTGTGTCACCAGATGAAACATTTGGAACAGGAAACGTTGGTACATTAACAATTGTGGCCGCTGGTACAGGCTTCACAGCACGTCCAACTCTTACAATCACTGGTGCAAATACAACGCAAGCAACGGCACTTGCCAATGGTACAGTTGTTTCTGCAACAATTACCAATGCTGGTACTGGTTATGCTGTAGGCAATACATTCACCGCAACTGCTGGCACAGGCACTTCAGCTGTTCTTACAATCACCACAGTTGATGGTAACGGTAACGTAACTGCTGTTTCTATTACAACAGCTGGTGATTATACCGTTCTGCCAACCCTTACAAACAACCCATTTACTTCAAACACTGGCTCTGGTACAGGATTCACCGCCAATCTCGCAATCGGTGTCGGTTCTACACAAATCACTGCTGCTGGTGAAGCCTATGAAGCAAACAGTGTGGCCGTAACTGTTGGTGGTTCTGGTGGTACAGGTGCTTCTGTAACTGCTGGTTTAACTGGTCAAGACGCAAGTAACAAAGGTGCTCATGCTGGTTGGATATTACGCACTGTAGGTTCTGGTGGTCGTGCTGGTCGTGTAAACGTTGAAACTCTTGTTGCTATGGGTTCAATGACTGGCGATGGTGATGACGATACCGTTGTAGCACCGTAATGCGGTTTAAGCAATATGTTACTGAAATGGAATCCATCACATTGGCGATGGATTCCGAAGACCTTGTTGATGTTATAAATCAACAATTGGAGGCTGAACTCTCACAGAATTTTTCATCACCCGAATCTGGATTTGAAAAACTCCGTGAGATTGTCAGTGGCTATGGTGGAGAAATGCCACCACTCAGTGACTTAGATTCCGAAGGAGATGAAATAGCAATTGATGTGAATGAAGATTTAGTTTTGTATGTAATATATTCCTTGACAGATGCTGGTGATTATGAATTCTATGCTGAAATTACAGATGATGAAGGCCTTGAAGAAATCATGTCTGAAGGGGATGACGAAGAAGAAAAAGACTAATGTTTGAAGATTTAAATAATGAAAACTTTATCATCTATGCTATGAAGGCCTATGATAAACCAAACTGCCTAATGAGTGAGTTCAAAGAAGATATGAAGAAGTTTAATTATCTTAAAAGACTTTTTCATAAGTATCGCAAAGCAGGAGAACTAAGAGAACAATTAGTTTTGAATCATCTTGTTGTAATATATAATGTCTTTGGCCCTGAACCTGCAACAAGAATGCTCTTTTACAGAATGTCCAAAGAAGATTATTCGGCTTTGAAGACGTATTTGATTTTTTTAAACTGGATGCCAAATGTTGTAAAAGGTATCAAGGGTCAAGATATAAGATCGTCAGACATAGAGGTAGACATGACGATAGCAGAGGCACTCAGGAAAATTAAATGAAAAAATTTAAGCAGTATCTTGTTCCAAAAGAAGAAAGAAATACCGATTCTCCAAAATCTTTAGTAGAACAAGCCTGGGCTCGGGCAAAAGAAAAAATTGAAAATAATCGGATTGTTATTGAACCTACGATTATAGAGCATGTTCAGCCCAAACAACAATTACTCACTGAAGAAATTATACCTGAAGAAAAACCACAACCACCTGTAGATTTAATTTCTGAGGTCGTAAACACTGGTGCCGACAGTGTTTTGTTAAAATTAAACAAAGGTGAAAAAGGTGACAAGGGAGATAAAGGAGACAAAGGTGATCCTGGGCCACAAGGTGAACGTGGTATTGCCGGTATTATGGGTCTTCGTGGTGAAATAGGTCTTCCAGGTCCCGAAGGCAAACAAGGTAAACAGGGTATCAAAGGTGATGTTGGTCCACAGGGTAAAACCGGAGGCAAAGGGCCAAAAGGTGACCGAGGAGAAAAAGGTGATCCTGGGCCACAAGGACCACAGGGGGAACAAGGCCCCGAAGGACCGCCAGGACCACAAGGGCCTAAAGGTGATTTACCGGATATTGCACCATTCTTAGAAAAATTCAATAAACTTTCCAAAAACTTTAACGATAGAATTGATAGAGTTGTTTCTACTGGCGCTTTGGCTGGTGGTGTTGGTTCAGGTTCTTATTGGTTGCATGACTTAGGTGATACTGATTATAACTTAAAAAATGCTACCGACGGCCAAGTTTTAACATATGATTCTACTTTAGAAAAATGGACGGCCAAAGATTCAACCGGCGGTGGCGGAACAATAGATCAATTCGCAAGAGATACCGCTAATTCTTCATCTACATTAGCGCAAGCTGCATTTAATCAAGCAAATACTGGTGTTAATGTTTTTGATCAAAACTTAAACACATCTAATAGTGTGACATTCAATGAAGTTACAGCAAACAATGTTTACTTTGATAATCTAAATTTAACAGGTAACATTTTTAATAGCACCGCTTGTAGTGCAATTAATTTTATTGACAATAATTCTGGTGATGGTTACGGTGGTTCTACAATTGAAATAATTCCTGATACCAATTTAACTTTCAATGACAGATATTTAATTATTGATCCAACTGCTCCAAATCACATTCATATTCGTGCGGGTGGAACACAAGATGATAGTAACGCAGAATTATATCTTGGCGGCGAAAACAGTTATTTTAAAGTTGACAATGGACAAGATCCATTAGTTCAAATTTCATCAAATACCTATCTTTGGACATTCCAAACAGACGGTACATTATTATTTCCAGATTCTTCAACACAAACTACTGCATATCAGACAGAAGTTTGGGATACTGCCAATGCAGCATTTGACGCTGCAAATAATGCTGCGTCTACAATACCTCAAAATCGTCAAACAACTAATTATACTCTACAATTGTCTGATGCCGGTAAACATATCTATTATCCTCAAGCATCTGACATAGTATTATTCATACCAACGACAGCTAATGTAGCCTTTGCAAACGGTGATACAATTATGTTAGTGTCACAAACAACATCAAGTGCAAATGTAACAATTACTCCTAACACTGGAGTATCTTTATATTTAGCTGGAAATACAACATCATCTTCTCGCAATTTAACTTCTTATGGCATGGCAACATTAATACAGGTTGCTGCAAATACATGGTTTATTAATGGTACCGGGCTTGCATAATGTCTAGTATTATGATGGTTGCTATGAATAATGTTCAAGCGCCAGTGGTAACACCACAAAGTAATCTTGTAACAGATAATTTATTTTTACATTTAGATGCTAGTGACGTTTCTTCTTATCCAGGATCTGGCACTACATGGTATGATTTAACTCCTAACAATAATGATGCAACTATCAATGGCGCAACCTACAGTGAAACGGATGGTGGTATATTTGATTTAGATGGTTCTAATGATAATATACAAATACCACATGTTTCTTCATTATCATTATCAACCTCGGTGCAAAGAACAATTCAAGTATGGGTTAAAATTGATGCTTTACCTGCCTTAAATGCACAGATACCTGTGTTTGGAAAATTATCAAGCAGTTTTAATTTTGATGGCTATTGGGGTGGATTATTTTCTAACGGAGGCGTTGTCAGGTGTGTAACAAATGGAACAGGTATTCAAAGAATTTCTAATTCCACATTAACCATTTCTATTAATAATTGGTATTTTTTTACGTTTATGTCAAGAATTACTAGTACCACAAACACCACCAAAGTTTATATAAACGAAACTGAATATATCACCACAGCTCATGGTACAGATGGTTACACCGAAAGTAATCCGTTGTATCTAGGATATATTGGTGCTGGAGTCAGTTCTCCATACTTAAACGGGAAAATAGGAGCCTGTTATTTTTACACGAAAGGTTTAAGTGCAGCTGAAGTTTCACAAAATTTTGACGCAACAAAAACTCGGTATGGATTATAAATATACTAGCAGAGAAAAACGATGGCTAATGAATTCAAAAAAGAGTGTGGTGTAGGCATGTATTGGTGTAATACCGATAAGAAATGTAAGCCTATCCAAGAAGCAAATGCAGCTGCGATTGCTGCAGCCACGGCCATAGCAAAGAAAAAATCTGGTAATTATGATAAGAAGGGATTTAGAAGAACACCTTATAAAAATCCAGATGCACCAAATGTTAAAACTAATGCTCAACGCCGTAAAGAAATGAAAGAAGACGCACCAGTAAACGCCGTTGGTGGTGGTCAAGTCGCAGGCCTTGGTGTAGGACCACAGGGTGAACCGGGCATAAGTAAGAAAAAGAAACTCGCATCGTTTATTTCATTTATTCGTAGGAAATAAAAATGTTGTTTATATTAGAATTTCTTCCTTCTTGGGTATTTTTAGCACTGATTGGCCTTGGTGCCCTCGGGTATCTTGCCACTTATCTTATCAAATTTGTACCCATTCCTATGGTGTACGTCTATAAGGCACCAATACAAATAGCATCAATTGTTCTGATGATTTTTGCCACGTTTATGTATGGCGGTGCGTATAATAATGACGCATGGATGGCAAAAGTTAAAGAGATGGAGGACAAAGTTGCCGTTGCCGAAGAACAGGCCAAAAAAGAGAATGTAAGAATTGAAGAGAAGATTGTAGAAACGACCAAAGAAATCAAAGTCAAAGGTGATACAATCGTTAAAGAGATTCAGGTACCTGGTCCCGAAAGAATTAAAGAAGTTACCAAAGACATGAGTGAAGACCAGAAGAAGGCCTACGAAGCAAAAGTAGCCGAACTTGAAAATGCGATTAAGAATTGTCCAATACCTTCAATGATACTTGACGCACACAACAAGGCAGCAAATCTTGTACCACCTGCGAAATCCACTGGAGAAAAGAAATGAGAGTTATATTATTATCTCTAGTGATTTTTATGTCTGGTTGTGCCATGTTTCAGAAACCGGTACCTGTGGCACCAAAGTGGCCTGATGTACCACCTGCACTCAAAGAAAAATGTGAGGCACTTAAAACAGTTGCAATGGAGAAAGTTTCAATTACCGATATGATGAAAGTGATTGTTGAAAATTATACACTACATTACCAGTGTTCAGCCAAAGTAGATGGTTGGAACGAATGGTATAATTCGCAGAAGAAGATTTATGAGACTGTGGTTCCAGATAAAAGTAAGAAACCATGGTATAATTTCTGGAGCAGATGATGAAATATACAATACTTGGACTGTTATTTCTTACTTTCGTTCTCAGTGGTTGTGCTGCAAGTAAACACGAACTTTATTATGAAACCACAAAGTCTGTAAGTAAAGATAACACCATGTCACAAACGGCCTGCTGGGCAGCCATAGGTGAGATAGCAAAGGGATCCGATAGTGCTGTGAGAGTTGGTGCGATAGCCCTTGCTGATAGATGTAAGAATGAAGCCACTAAAGTAGAGCCACCAAAAACAAATTGGTTAGGACTATAACACATGGATTTAACAGTAGAACAATTAAAACAATTACTTCCAAAGAACCCTTATGTGACCTACTGGCATACAGCTCTAGCGCAGTTGTTTCCAGACTATGAAATTAATACACCACAAAGAATGGCTGCATTTGTAGCACAGTGCGCCCATGAATCTGGTGGTTTTATGGTTCTACAGGAGAACCTGAATTACAAATGGCAATCTCTTCGTAAGGTATTTCCAAAGTATTTTCCAACCGATGAGATAGCCCAACAATACGCAGGTAAACCAAACAAACAAGAAGCAATCGCCAACCGTGTATATGCCAGTCGTATGGGGAATGGACCTGAAGATTCTGGTGATGGTTGGCGTTATCGTGGTCGTGGTTTGATTCAATTGACAGGCCGTGATAATTATGCTTGGTTTGCTGCATCTCTCAGCATTTCACCAGAAGAAGCAACAGAATACCTTGGCACCTTTGAAGGTGCTGCACAATCAGCCTGTTGGTTCTGGGAAACAAATAAACTGAATCAATTTGCTGACAAGGGAGACATTGTAACATTAACAAAACGCATTAACGGTGGCACGATAGGACTTCAGGATCGCATTAAACATTATGAACATGCGCTTCACGTCCTGGGGGTATAGATGGTGGCAGACCAAAAACTTTTCAAATTTTTAATGTTTTTGCTTGTACTACCACTTGGTCTTGCCATTTTTGGTGGAGACCGTTTTCGTTATCCGTGCCAAGACCCACAGAATTGGGAAAAACAAATGTGTAAGTTTCCCGATTGTGATGTAACAAGAACATGTCCAGAGCATGTATTCAAAGGGCAACGTGATCCAAGATTAGGACCACCGCCAACAAGAGTAGAACCAATGGCCTCCGCAACACCTGCACCACAGAGTTGTCCTGCGCCGGCACAAGGAGCAAATTGTGGAAAATAATAACAGTTTTATATACACAGAAGAGCAGTTAATGGCTCGTCTGAAGTTTTTTATTGGTGTGTGTCTGGCATTGACACTCACTGGTATTGTTTTTGTTGTTTTGTATTCTTTGATTTTCGTTACACAACCATTGAACGCCATTTCACCGATTGACCAAAAATTCTTTGAGTTGATTGTACCAATTGCAACCTTTCTTACTGGTACACTTTCTGGTATCATGTTAGCAGGTGCCAAGAAAGAAGACCAAGAGGCCATGTTAGCTGCACAAAAGATGGCCAACGAAAACTTTGAGGCAACCAAGAAAGCCATGACAGCACCGCCACCACAACAATCATCCATGCCTACAGTGACAGTAGGAAATAATGGTGCGATTACAATAGGCGGTGGTAGTAATGGTGCGCCGCCAGGTGTGATTGTTGGTTTTGGTGGAAAACCTGCACCTCCAATGGCACCACAACCGGAACTGTAAAATGACTTGGTTTAGGCACCGTAGAAAAAGTCCACCACCTAAACCAATACCAAATCCGCCACTGCCACCTACTGATGAAAAACCTAATCCAAAGTATTTTTCGTGACAGTATAGATGGTTCGTGGAGTAGCCGTAGAATTATAACGTTTTTAGCATTTGTATTTTGTAGTATTGCCTTCTTTGCCAATTTGTTTTGGGAGAAAAATATAAATGCCGCAATGTTTGAAGGAATGATGTATATTGTATTAGGTGGTCTGGGATTTACAGTGAGTGAAAAATTCGCAAGTAAACCTCAGGTAAAATTTTATGGCACACCACTGCCAAAAACTAAGGAGAAAGAAATATGAAATCAGTAATCGCATTAATTTTCACATCACTATTTGCCACTTCAGTTATTGCTGCCGAGGCTAAGAAAGAAGAACCAAAGAAAGACGCACCTAAGGCTGAGGCGAAGAAAGCCGAAGCTAAAAAATAATCGGAGAATCGGATGAAATATTTTATCACACTCTTTGCGACAATGGCTATGGCTGCATGTGCCTATGCCTCTGAACCAGCAAAGAAGGAAGAGCCAAAGAAAGCCGAAGTCAAAAAGGTTTGTATTGACAAGGTGACAAAAGATGGCAAACCTGTTATGGATAAAGATGGAAAACAAGCTCAAGATTGTAAAGAGATGAAAGTCCACCAGAAACTTGAAGGTACTAAAGTTCCTGATAAGAAATAATCCATGGCTACCACTGCCGAACGTCTTGGTGTCGTTGAAACCAAGGTAGAAAATCTAAATGAAAAGGTTGATGAGCTAAAAGTTGAGATAAAAGATTTACATGAGTGCCTTGATAGAACCAGAGATGGTTTGGCCGAGAAACTTGATGTAATGTATAACGCATCTTGTGACCAACATAAAGCTCTAGCCTCAGATTTAGAGAAACTTAAAAAAGACAAAGATAAAATTGTTTGGTTAGTAGGCGGTGGTATTGCCTTTCTTGGTTGGTTAAGTGGCCATTCAGATAAGGTTTTGGAAGTAATCAAAACTTTTACTTGACACGCATCTTCGTATGCTTTATAATGGATCGTTATGTTATCACTTGATATTAAATATCTTCGCCTTCTTTCTTCCCGTTTGCGTAATTTCAAGCAGAAGAAAGAGGGCCTTTTTAATTTCTCTTGCCCAATTTGTGGAGATTCTAAGAAGAATCTTACCAAAGCCCGTGGGTATGCGTTTGCCAAGGGTAATGATTATTTCTATCGTTGCCACAACTGCGGAATAAGTACAAATGTTGGTAACCTCATTAAATACATTGACGCTACCACCCACAAAGAATATGTCCTTGAACGGTACACCTCGGGTAGAACCAATAACGCCAATTCAGCCAACGCAGTATTACAAATATCCGCACCAAAATTTGGAAAACTACAAAAGCAAAAGGTTTTTGAGCACGCTGAATGGTGCGACAAGTTACCATCTGGACATTTTTGCCTAGAGTACCTAAAAAGACGACAGATACCAGAAAATGTCTACAAGTTACTGCTGTTTACTAGCAAGTACGCAGATTTTGTTACATCAATTTATTCCGAGCATGGAAAACAACTAACTAATGATGCAAGACTGGTGATCCCTTTCTATGATGAAAACGATGAATTAATTGCTGTTTCGGGCCGAGCCCTTGAAACCAGTGATAAATCTCTTCGGTATGTGACCGTTCGTACTAATCAATCACAAAACAAATTGATTTATGGTCTTGATAGAATAAAATCATCGGAAAAAATACTCTTGGTTGAGGGTCCACTAGATTCCCTTTTTCTAAATAACTGTCTGGCCTCAGGTGATGCCAACTTGGCCCTAACGGCAAAAGAAATCTCTGGTGATGTAACATTAATATTTGATAATGAACCTCGTAACAAAGAAATATTGAAAATGATGAGTAGAGCGATTGATATAGGTTACGATGTGGTTATATGGCCTGAATCAATTGAAGGTAAAGACATTAATGAGATGGTGATGAGTGGTATTTCACCAAGTGAGATTTCAGATATTATAAGTAGTAACACATTCAATGGGATAACAGCGAAACTAAAATTTAACATGTGGAAGAAATTATGAAAGTCAGCTTAGTGAGTTACAGTACAGCAGCACCTTTACTATGTGGTGAGGGTGTTATAGAAATAAAGGATTTAATTGCATTTTGTGCTCGTGTATCAAATCCAAGTAATCAAACAAACACCGAAACAAGTGAGAAATTGATTCGTTATCTAATTAAGAATAAACACTGGTCACCACTTGAAATGGTGAATATGTGTTTAGAGATTGAAACCACCAGAGACATAGCGAGACAGATATTGCGACACCGATCTTTTTCATTTCAAGAATTCAGTCAACGATATGCTGATCCAACCAAAGACCTAGATTTTGAAGTTCGTGAAGCCCGCCTGCAAGACAATAAGAACCGACAAAACAGTATAGAAACTGATGATGAAAGACTCCAAAAGAAATGGGAGATGGCGCAGCACCGGGTTATCCATGAGGCCCGAGCTGCATATGAGTGGGCTATCAAAAATGGTATCGCCAAAGAGGTTGCTAGGGTTGTATTACCTGAAGGCAATACCGTTTCTCGCATGTATATGAATGGTACCCTTCGTTCATGGATTCACTACATAGAACTCCGTTCAGCCAACGGTACACAAAAAGAACATAGAGATATAGCACTGGCCTGTGCTGAAGTCATTGGGAATGTTTTTCCAATGGCCAATGAATTCGCATTACAACAATAATAACGGAGCATTATATGGATAATATCGTTCACGGTATCAAGGTAGACTTTTCTCGTGATAATTTATTTGATGACCTTGGTGTCAAACGATTAAAAGAGTCCTATATGAGAGAAGATGAAAAATCACCACAAGAAAGGTTTGCGTATGTCTCAGCAGCATTTCGATCAAATCCAGAACACAGTCAGCGTCTTTATAATTATAGCTCTATGCACTGGCTTAGCTATAGCACACCAATACTCTCTTATGGACGTTCAAAGCGGGGTCTTCCTATTAGTTGCTTTCTACCTTATTTGGATGATAGTGCTGAAGGTCTGGTCGACACTTTATCGGAAGTCAATTGGCTCTCAATGCTTGGTGGAGGAGTAGGAATTGGTGTTGGTATTCGTTCAGCGGATGATAAAAGTGTTGGAGTCATGCCACATCTTCGCACATATGACGCATCATCTCTCGCTTATAGACAAGGTAGGACTCGTCGTGGTTCTTATGCTGCATACCTTGATATTTCTCACCCTGATATTTTAATGTTTTTGGACATGCGTAAACCCACCGGTGATCCTAATATGCGAGCACTGAATTTACACCATGGAGTTAATATCTCTGATGATTTTATGCACATACTTGAAAAATGTATGCTTGATCCTGAGGCCGATGATACATGGGAACTGAAAGATCCACATGATGGTACAGTAAGAGAAACTATATCGGCTCGTGAACTATGGCAACGTGTATTAGAATTGAGGATGCAAACTGGAGAACCTTATCTCCATTTTATTGACACAAGTAATAAAGCCCTACCAGACTTTCAAAAGAAACTTGGTTTGAAAATTCGTCAATCAAACCTATGCTCAGAGATTATTTTACCTACCGACAAACAAAGAACGGCCGTATGTTGCCTTAGTTCAGTCAATCTGGAGTATTATGATGATTGGAAAAATGATAAGTATTTTCTTCGGGACGTTGCCGAGATGCTTGATAATGTATTGCAGCACTTTATTGATAATGCTCCTGATTCTGTTTCACGGGCTAAATTCTCTGCTTCTAGTGAGCGTAGCATTGGTGTGGGCGCTCTCGGCTATCATGCTTACTTACAAAGGAATGGTATACCTTTTGAATCCGCCCTCGCAGTAAGTAAAAACAAACAAATTTTTAAACATATTCGTGAAGGATTAGATCATGCAAATATCGAACTCGGAAAAGAAAGAGGCGAGGCTCCTGATGCTACAGGTACAGGTAAGCGTTTTAGCCACATGCTTGCTATTGCTCCTAATGCTTCAAGTTCCATTATTATGGGCAATACTAGCCCCTCCATTGAGCCTTATCGTGCTAATGCTTATAGACAAGACACTCTTTCGGGTGCTTTTCTAAACAAAAATAAATGGTTAGACAAAATTATCATGGAGAAATGCAATGCCGATTCTAACTTGGACTACAACGAAATCTGGTCAAGTATCATCGCCAATGATGGCAGCGTTCAACATCTTGAGTTCCTATCAGACTGGGAACGTGACGTATTTAAGACCTCTATGGAAATTGACCAAAGATGGGTCATACAGCATGCCGCTGATCGCCAGCCCTATATTGATCAAGCGCAAAGTCTCAATCTCTTTTTCAGACCAGACTCAAACATCAAATACATCCACGCAGTACACTTTATGGCGTGGAAACAAGGACTCAAAACGCTTTACTACTGCCGCTCAGAGAAGATTGGCAAAGCTGATAAAGTCTCTAAGCGAATTGAAAGACAAGTCATAGAAGAAATAGATTTAAAACAATTAGCAACCGAAGAGGTTTGCTTAGCTTGCGAGGGATAACAAAATGGAAGAAATTATGGCCTTTAATTTCTTTTCATTACATTTAGATAATATTAATTTATTATCTATAATGATTGGTATGTTATTAGGGTCTACCATGTTCCGCCATCGGGCTGCATTTTGGGTTGCAGTTTATTTTATTATCATTTTTGTTTATTACTTTATCAGATACACATATAAAATTTAACGGAGAATAGATGAAAATACTTAAGTTTCAAGCCGATTGGTGTGAACCTTGTAAGGCTCTCACCAAACTCATGGAAGAAATTGATACTAAAATTGAAGTAGAAGTTATTGATATTGACAAAGAGCCACTAACATCAGCGAAGTATGGTATTCGTGGTGTTCCTACATTAGTGAAAATAGATGAGAATGGTATTGTGGATAGGCTAACTGGTTACAAAAATAAAAAACAAATAGAGGATTTCATTAATGGTTAAAAAGGATTGAAAGTGGAAACAACTTTGTTAATTGACGGTGGGCTTGGAAGATTTATTTCAGCAATACCAGCGTTAGAAAAATTTGTAAAAAAAAATCCAGACACGATAATTATCACCTATTATTGGACTCAAATATACTGGGGTAATAAAATTTTAAGACCGTCTGTTATAGATTCTTCAACAAAAGGAATATTTAAAATAATAAAAGACACCAAGATTATTAAACCAGAACCTTATTACAATACAAATTATCTTAATAATAGAATTTCAATAGTGGAAGCTTTTAATGAGGAAATAAATGGTGATAATGAAAAAATGTCTTTGCCAAAAATTTATCTATCAGCCGAAGAGTTAAAAAGTGGAAAAAATATAGCAAAACAAAACAATAAAAAACTCGTTGTTTTCCAACCTTTTGGCCAAAATGCGGTGTTTACAAATGATGATGTAATTGACAATAGTATTCGTTCTTTGAGTAAAAAGATGACTTTGGATATTATTCAAATGTTAAAAAATCAAAATTTCGACATAGCGTTTTTCGATAATAGAGAAGTGCCTTTTTTAAATAAAAATCTTTTTTTGCCGATACAAAATGTTGATTGTAGAGTTTGGTCTTCTATTATTGCTAATTGTGATTATTTTATTGGGTGTGACAGTGCTGGCCAACACATAGCTAGAGCCTTTAATATTCCAGGAACTGTTATTTTAGGAGGAACTAGTGAAATTAATACAAGTTATCCTGATCATTTTAATATTGTAAGAAGAAATGAAGATTATTCATATGCAAGTTACCGTTTAGCAGATTTTGATAATTATCTCTCTTGCTTGGAAAATAGTGATTTGATGAACTTTACAGATGAAGAAATTTTATTATTGAAAGAAAATATTTTAAAAAATTTAAATATAACACTAAAGAATTATAGCACAATTAAAATTTAAAGGTAATTTAAAGAAAATGGTTAAAAAGCAACATACAAATCTTACACAAGAACGACAGTATTATAAACCATTCAACTATCCATGGGCCTATGATGCTTGGTTAAAACACGAACAGAGTCATTGGCTTCATACGGAAGTACCAATGCTTGAAGATGTGAAAGATTGGAAAAATAAACTATCAGACCATGAGAAGAAATTCCTCACCAATATCTTTCGTTTCTTTACGCAAGGTGATATTGATGTGGCTGGCGGTTATGTTAAAAACTATTTGCCATATTTTCCACAACCCGAAATTCGTATGATGCTATGTGGTTTTGCAGCAAGAGAGGCCTTACACATTGCTGCCTATTCTCATCTCATTGAATCTCTTGGAATGCCAGAAACTACATACAATGAGTTTCTACAATATTCCGAGATGAAAGAGAAGCATGATTACCTTTTGGATCTCAGCTCGAAAAACGGCACTAAAGAATCTACCGCCACACACATTGCTGCGTTCTCAGCGTTTACGGAAGGCATGCAGCTCTTTAGTTCTTTTATTATGCTTCTTAATTTTCCTCGTCACGGCCTAATGAAAGGCATGGGTCAAATTGTAACTTGGTCAATTGTAGATGAAACTCAACATGCTGAAGCCATGATTAAATTGTTTCGTACCTACATAGAAGAAAATAAAGAAATCTGGAATGACGATCTTAAATCTAAAATTTATACCATTGCAACAAAGATGGTTGATTTGGAAGATAAGTTTATTGACCTGGCATTTGGTGTGGTACCTTTGGCTAATTTGGACGCTAGTGACGTTAAACAGTATATCCGCTATATTGCTGACCGTCGCCTTATTAGCCTGGGTCTTAAAGGAATCATGAAAGTCAAGAAGAATCCTCTGCCGTGGGTTGAAGAAATGATTAATGCGCCAACACATACCAATTTCTTTGAGAATCGTGCTACAGATTATGCCAAAGGTGCTCTGAGTGGTAATTGGGATGAGGTGTGGGCCAAGGCTGCATAATGCCTACACTTAAACACACTTGCGATAACTGTGATTCGGTGTTTTCAATACGTTATGAGGAAGAGTTTTGCGAAGATTCACCACACTATTGTCCATTTTGCGGAGACTATATAATCCAAGATGATTATATAGATGAAGAAGATGACTAATGTGGACATACAAAGGCCAGGAATTTTGCGAAGAACATATCGGCTCTACTTACGGTTATGTTTATTGTATTACCAATCTACAAGATGGCAAACAGTACATTGGTAAGAAGTTTTTCAGTAAGGCTGGTTATAAGACCGTAAAAGGTAAACGCAAGAAAATCCGAAAACCCTCAGACTGGTTAACCTACTGGGGGTCTAACAAAACTCTCCTTGAAGATATGCAAAGGCTCGGTGAACAACATTTTCGCCGAGAGATTTTGCATTTATGTACTACCAGATCCGATTGTGCCTATTTGGAACTAAGAGAACAAATAGACCGGCGTGTATTAGAATCTGATAGGTATTATAACGATTGGATCATGGTAAAAGTTCGTAAAGATCATATAAAATTTCATAAGGTGAAATAATCTATGTTGCAATGCGTCATGAAAAGCATATATAATACTATGGCGCCTTACAAAGGGCCACAACAGGAGAATATATGCTTAGAAAGATTTTTGAGTTCTTTAAATTAGATTACCAGTCTATGTTGGATGACTACATTAGCGCAAGAAACCCAACTTGCGAAGCTGATGTTGAAAGGCTCGTGAAAGAGTTTGAGCGTAAGTTTTCCATCCATTAAATCGTCTAAAGGAGATTAACATGTTTGATGCTTTTATTGATACAGTCCAGAGTTACAAAAAACAATTCGTGTCCACTTTTGTTACTGAAAAGTCCACTCGTGATGCACTGACAAAATGGCTTGATGCCGAAACTGATTTTGCCAAGCAGTCATTCAAAACAGCTGAAGTCCTAAGTAAAGAAACTTATGGTCATTTCAGTAAGATGGGATTCAAAACCAACTAATTTGGTAGAGGTTTTCTAAAGCATACATAAGAGTATGCAGAAACGAATTAGAAAACCTCAAAAATCCCAGGCCTTCATTGATACTGAAGTTAATTGTATGTCTTTCATGCCTGTAAATCGTAATGGTTGGTGGATTAAGTTTTCCACCAATAGAAATGGTAACATCTTGTTATTGTTTACTTCGGCATTTACAGGCCAAACCGTTGTAAGATTTTTTGACCTTGAAGATGAAGCCGTGAAGTTTGTCAATTTCATCACCGAATGTGATCCCACCGAAGAATTAGTCTTCCAATAAATTGCCGCATATACTCTTTATTATATGTTAAACTGAAGCATGTATATTGAAGGCAGACTTACCAACTTACAGAAAAAGGCAATACATTACTTTGCCAATAAACTCTTTTCTTACCAACTTAAACGCAATCTAAGTGTTCGTGTTATCATACGGCGAAAACCAATGGAATTCTACGGTCTGGCTGAAGTGATTTCTTATAACACCAGTGGTCGTGCTCGTGAGTTTAATATTGAAATTAACGGAACAATAAGTACCGAAGACAAGATAAGAACATTGGCACACGAAATGGTACACATTAAACAATATGCTTATGATGAGTTGAATGGTGAAATGACCTTGTGGCGTGGTAAAAAGGTAGATCCTGATAAAATACCATATGCACAACAACCATGGGAAATAGAGGCCTGGACAAAAGGTGATAGGCTTTATAGGAGTTTTATGAATGGGCATGTTCGATTATGTGCGCTACAACAGCCACCAATATCAAACTAAAGATACACCAGCACAATTATTGGATCATTATGAAATCCGTGAGGATGGTACACTATGGCATACTGCCTATGACACCGAATGGATTGAAGATGAAACCTATTTTTTAAAGGCTTATCTTCGGCATTTTAATGAACGTGAAGAATTTTGTGGTGATTTTATTGGTGAGATTAGGTTTTATCGGAGCCTAGATAAAGAATATAAAATTTGGGAAGAATATTCGGCCTATTTTGTGAAAGGCCAAATGCGTGAAATACATAAAATAAGTGGAGAATAACATGGCAAATTCAAATACTATTCGTTCTATTATTCCAGTAACCTCAAACAACTTAGACACACTCACAATCACTGGAGCAAATCAGATTCAACCATTAACAACATATCCATTTCAAGTATTGACTCCTGTAGATATAGATACTTATCAAGGAGAAATGGTAGTGGCTGAAATAACTATACCAGATAGTGATGCCATGATTACAGGTATGTCAGCAGCAGGCTTTAGAGAAGAAGTAAAGAAAAAGTTATTATATTTGCTTGCTGAACAACTAATGAAAAATAAATTAATTGAGTTTACGAGCCAACAATTTGCACATTCAAACGATACAAAATTTCGTGCCAGAATTTTTGCTGTACCTGACCAACGAATAAGAATGATTCGTAAAAATATGCCATGAAATACACCTTAATCAAATATAGAGATGCTGGGTTACACACCTATACTTGGTTTTGGATTGATGAAAATGACCGAATGGTGAGTCCTTTTTTTGATACTGAAGATGAGGCGAAAAAATGGGCAAATATTACGGAATTATTTAAGCATTCGTAATTTCTAAGTAAATGATTATGTAACCCTTTTTGCGAGGTCGTATGAAAAAACTTTTAACAATTCTATTTTTCTCTTTATTTTCTCTTGGTGCCAATGCAGCCGACATTACAGGTGCAGGTGCCACATTTCCTTATCCAATCTATGCCAAATGGGCTGAATCATACCACAAGGCCACTGGTGTTGGATTAAACTATCAATCAATCGGTAGTTCTGGTGGCATAAGACAAATCAATTCAAAAACCGTAACATTTGGTGCGACCGATGCACCAGTGAAAGGTGAGGACCTAGATAAAAATGGTCAAATCCAATTTCCTGCTATCATTGGTGGTACTGTACCTGTGGTTAACCTGGATGGATTCAAGCCCGGTGAATTGCGAATTACTGGACCTGTTTTAGCTGATATTTACATGGGCAATATAACAAAGTGGAATGATGAAAAACTTAGCAAACTTAATCCTGGAAAGAAGTTACCTGATACTCAAATTACTGTTGTTCATAGGGCTGATGGTTCTGGCACTACTTTTAATTTTACCGATTATCTTAGTGAAGTTAGCAGTGAGTGGAAGACTAGAGTAGGTAAAGGTGCCGCAGTAAAATGGATACCACAAACAGCAGTGGGCGGTAAAGGTAACGAAGGTGTTGCAGCGAATGTTGGTCGTGTAAAAGGTGCCATTGGTTATGTAGAATATGCCTATGTGAAAAAGAACAATATGAATTTTTTACAGTTACAAAACAAATCAGGTAACTTTGTAAGCCCCGATGATACAACATTTGCTGCAGCTGCGGCAGGTGCAGACTGGTTCTCGGTACCAGGTATGGGACTGAGTATTGTAAATCAGGGTGGCAAAGATACCTGGCCTATTTCAACGGCAAGTTTTATTGTCATGTATAAAGACCCTGCTGATAAAAAGGCCTCGGCTGAAGTAATTAAGTTTTTTGATTGGTCATTTAGAAACGGTAAGAAGATGAGCGAAGATTTAGATTACGTTCACCTTCCTGAAACGTTACAAAATGCCATACGAACTAAAGTATGGTCACAAATTAAATGACACCCACTCTTTGGTTGTTTGTAGCGGTAGTATTCATTATAACTGCCGCTATAGTGATACCAAATCTGATAGTATGGCGAAGACGTAGAAAATAAACAGGAGAATATAATGGCTAAGTGGAAAATTACCCCAACGTTCAAAAAATCAATCTTAGAGGTTCAAGAATGGGTTAAAAATGGTGAACCTGGTTACATAAACCATGAGATTGGTTGGCGTTGGGGTGAATTTATTGTAGAAACTGATGATGACAATCCGCCCGACCTACAAGAAGGTGTTGATATGTTTGATTGTGGTTATGACTGTGATGAATGGGAAACTACCGATGGATGGTGGGAAGATACCGAGGTAGATATTTCCAGTGATGAAGAAAAAGAAGAGATTGAAGAGTTTCTCACCGAAAATTCTCTCTACGACCTTGAAGAAAAAGGTTGGGTCATGTCCGACTCCTACATGTATATTAATTGTGAGCTAAATATTGAAAAGATAAATTGATAGAGTATAAACAAAAGACTAATACAATTAGGTGTTAAAAATGTTATATAAGTTTGACATAAGAGATTACATGAAAATTTATTCTGATTTTCTAACAGAAGAAGAGTGTAAAGAAACTATTAATTTATTAGAAGAACAGTATTGGCAGAAGCATAGTTACAAAGATGGTGTGACTGGAAATTCTGAACAATATGAAAATGATTTATCAGTTTGCTTTGGTTATGGTGATTTTTTTGATGAACAAATGAATAAAATTTGGGGTTTCATAAAAGAATATTATACCCATATCAATCAAAAAACATTTGATACATGGCATGGATACACACGAATTCGTTATAATCGTTATAGTGAGGGTGAAGAAATGCGTAACCATATAGATCATATAAACACAATATTTGACGGAGAAAGAAAAGGTATTCCAGTTTTATCTGTTTTGGGTTCTTTAAATGATGATTATGAAGGTGGTAAATTATTGTTTTTTAATGATGTTGAAGTGATTATTCCACCTGGTTCTATTCTTATATTCCCAAGCACTTTTATGTGGCCGCATCTTGTTACACCAGTTACAAAAGGTAAAAGATATAGTTTTGTGTCGTGGGTTTGGTAAATTTTCTGAGTTAAATAATGAATGAAAATGATTTAGTTTATCGCCTTTTGAAGAGAGCCGAGATACGCCGGCAGATACCTACCAGGAAATCAGTGCAAAACAATGAAGCTGACCGTATTGCTGACTTACTTGAAGAGGCCGCTGCAGAAATTTCACGTTTAAGGTTTTACGAGAAAGAATATATCGGGAGAGAATAATGGCAAGAAAAAAGAAAGAAACCAAAATGACCATGGAAATGCCAGGTACCTTAGGTCATCCAAAAGTTATTTTACCTGAGCAAGAAGAAGTTTGGCCTAAGGTAACCAAAGGGAGTTATTCCACCCGCACTGAACACAAAGATGGTACAGTTGATTTTTATACCGATTGGAAGGCCCTTGGTGCCCATGTGAAAGAAGTGTTCAAAAATATGGACAAATAATGTTTACTGAGAAAATCATTACAAAAATCGGTTATATAGAAGCTACAATACCTTTTGCATATTATAATCAATTGCTTCAAAACATCAATGAAAATCCACCAACAGAGCTTTATAATAAAAGTTTAGCTGGTCAAATTGAAAATGAGAAAAAAATTGATTTTAATTTATTTCCGCAAGAAATAAAAAATATTATATTTGATGGTTGTGTAAAATATATTGATACTTTTGGCCATGATTTTTTCATTAAAAATGTTTCATTAAAACATAAACTTCAATTTTTGAATATTTGGATAAACTTCCAAAAATCTGGAGAATACAATCCAATTCATAATCATACCGGAGACTTAGTTTTTGTTACTTGGTTGCAAATTCCATATGATCTAAATGAAGAGCAAAGTCAACCCTCTTGCATACATTCAAATTTTCCAGTGGCTTCAAAATTTCAATTTACAAACATAACAAACCCCTATACCGATAAAATAAACAATTTGTTAGACATTGATAAATCATATGAAGGTAAAATTATTATTTTTCATGCCGATATGTACCACTTGGTATATCCGTTTTTTACTAGTGACAAATACAGAATTTCTGTTTCTGGAAATTTAAGGATAATGCCTGATGAAGATTAAAATTTGTGTCTTAGGAACCGGAACTGTAGGTGTTATGTCGGTTTGCCATTATTTAAAGTATCTTTAAACACACTTAAAATGCCTAATGTTCGGCGAGAAAAAACTTGCCCTCAGTGCCAAAAGAAACACCGGCGCCGAGGGCCATTTTGTTGCCAAGGATGCCATAATCGTTTTCGCCCACCGTCGGATGTTCAGCGAGAGCATATGCGAAAGGTGGCTATAGAATATAATAAAACACCAGAAGCCATAGCACACCAGAAACTATTTGGTATTGATTCTGAAGACTTTGCCATTGAAATACCAACAATATATGACATGCCCGATGGTTATGAAAAATCCGAGGACTGGTAACCACTACACTCAAACACGAGAAATTCTCATTTCCTGCGAACTCCTACACTCCCGATATAGTGTGTTGTATTTTCGCAACAGCCCTTGACAATGACCAGATTTCATGTATAATGGGCAACATAGTGATTTGGAGTTTGAAATGAGAATTGTTTTTGATTATGGTTTAGTCCGGGTTATCAGTCTTGGTGATCCCTTTAATAACAGCGCCGATATACAGGTGCAAGTAAAAAACGGTGAGAATTGGATGTTTCATACGGGATTTAACAGTCTCAGTGATGATTACGCTTACACCAATGCCCGTGAGGCCGCTGGTCGTGCCGTTGCCAAGATTGCTGCTGAAAAGTCTGCCTCTTTACCTGCTGAAAAGGTGTAATATGATGAGTGACCGTGAAGTTTTTTCTGGTATTGTAATAATTTTTTGTTTTACCCTTGTGTTATTGACCGTGGGTATTATTTGAGGTGTGATATGGGAACTAGATCATTAACTTTTGTCTATGATGAAAACGATACACCAATCCTTAACATGTATCGTCAATTTGATGGTTATCCATCAGGCCATGGTGCCGAACTTGCAGAATTCCTAGCAGGACTCAAACTGGTCAATGGCTTTGGCAATAACGGCAAGGGCTTGGCCAATGGTATGGGCTGTCTTGCTGCTCAAATGATTGCTCACTTTAAAGATGGTGTAGGAGGCTTTTACATCCACTCGGTCTTGGAAACGGACTTGGGTCAGGACTATGAATATCATGTCTACGAGGACAAAGTCCGTATAACGAACGGCTACTCCGACAACGAAGAAATTTTCAATGGCTCTTGGGCAAAATTTGTTAAGTTTTGTAAGAATCCAGTTGTGCAGCAAGGGTAATATGAGTCTCTACCGCCATTTCTGTAAAGAGTGGGACTTCCTTGAAATTGATGAAAATGATCCAGAATTTGAAGCCTGCATGTGCTCGTTTAAAGGTGACAGCGTGAAAATTCAATTTGCTCATACACCAGCTTTGTTTGAGATGTTTCCACTAGACAAATGGAGCCGAGACCACACCGTAAAAATACTTGGTGCTCGGCAAATTGGCTATGATATTACACCAACCACCATGGGATACTCTTTTCGGTTTAGAACCAAAGAGGATTTTGAGTTAGCCAAATCTTTAATACAAAATGCAGACGTTGAATGATGATGATGAAAGTTTATATACATGGCTGATTTTGCTAAGCGTAGGTGGGAAATAGATAAGGCTCGCAATAAAAAAATGCAGGAGCTCATGGCAGAATATGATAAGACTGTCTATTATCCTGCCAAAAAAGCTTTGATTGAAGAATGTGGTAAGATTGGTCATCGTGGCGGAAAATACCATGACAACGGATTTGGTTGGTCATGGTTTTATTGTGCTGGATGTGGTGGTCGATACGATATAACTGGACCAAATGGTGAAAAAAGTGATGAAAAATGAATGGCTTGATGAAGACGGTTATCCTACTGAAGCATCACTTGACAAAATTGCCAATTGGCACTACAATGATGATACTGGCTGGTTTGAGTTTATAAAAGAACTTTGGCATCTGAAAGAATATGGTTGGGAAGAAAAGACTGTACCTCATCCATGGAAAGAAAATACCACTGTTTATCAATATCATATCAGTACCGCTGGTTGGTCTGGCAATGAAGATATTATAAGAGCAATGACAAAAAATCATGTGCTCTGGAGTATTTGTTGGGTGCAATCTCGGCGTGGTGGCCATTATATTTTTGAAAAATGGAAAAATGGGATGGTGGAAAATGAATAACAATACAGAACCATTATTTTCTGTAACTGCCCGTGATTGTGATTGGTCTTATACCAGAGGTACTGGTGCAGGCGGACAGAAGCGAAACAAAACCTCTTCGGCTGTTCATTGTACCCACCGACTATCAGGTGCTCGTGGGTATTCTGAGTCGAGCCGCTCACAATTGGACAATCGCCGTGATGCCTTTCGTAAGATGGCCGCCACCGATAAGTTTCAAAAATGGGCACGAATTGAGTTTATGAAGCGTACCGGGCAACAATTAGAATTTGAAAGATGGCTTGAAAAAGAGTTGACAAAGATAAAAATTGAGATTAAAATAGATGGAAAGTGGACAGAGGTCAAGGCACATATGTTGGTAGATGATCCTGAGGATTTTAAAATTGAATGGTTGGCAACAAATGAATAATTATGAAAAACATGCAATGCGAGAATTTAGAGCAGCAGGTTGGACTGATGAGATATTTTAGTTACAATGAATATGATCCAGACAATCCTCTGGCAGATGAGACTGGTGGCTATGTTGTGACCATGCCCGAATCTGAAATACGCAAAACATACTGGCCCTATTGGTATGAAAGAATGTGCAAGAAGTTTGGCAAGACCGAAGTTGATGCCAAGTTTACCTTTGAAGATTGTCTGGATGATTGGGTAATTCTAAATTGGGCATGGGAAAGTAACAATGAACATTGAAAATCAAGCAAGATGGTATGCTACAAAGTTAATCTTGGTATACTTCAGCATCATGGGGGTGCTAGGGGGCCTGGCCTATATTAATGTTCTTTATATGCTAACTATCATATTACTATTTTTAGTATTCGCAGTAGCAAGAGCCATTTATCAGGATGCTTACTACGATAAACTAAGAGAGTTGGAAAGAAAGAATGAAAGATGACCGCCTGGAAATGTTAAGTGATAAGGTTCGTATGGGTGAACCGATAGGCTTTAATGAGGCGATTGATGTTATAGATTATCAGATGAAATTAAAACAAGAACGAATCAACAATTCTTGGTTTAACAGAGTACGAAGATTTTTTGGGATGAAAAATGAACATAATTAGATTACGCAAGAGAGAATTAAATAGAATCAAAGAACTATTTGACACCATTCACACCACCGGAGATGTGGGATTTGTAACGCTTACTCAACATGATGAAGAATCTGGCATTGGCTATGAACTAAGAGCCACCTTCCAGATTACTCACAAAGACACCGTTGGTGATTTTGTTATAACCATCACTGACCACAGGGACTGGTAATGGGTAATACATACGAAGTTAAAGTATGGGAATCAGCGGTAGCCAGTAACCACTTTTACTGGTTGGAGATTTACAAAGGTGAGAGTTTACTGAAAGCGTTATATAATCTATGGTGGTGCCGCCGAAATGGTTGGAAGTGCATTAAACTAGAGTACCGCCCGTAGCTGTTGCTTCCATACAACAGCCTTGACAATTGCCGTGGTTTCTGTATAATGGCACCATACAGTGAGAAACAAGACATGAAATTACTTTCTACCGGCAATCCCAAGATCCTCAAAGGCACCAGCCAAGGGTTCAATACTTACATTTTACACCTTGCACCCGCCAATGTGAGTGGCTACGAAACCTGTCCCAAGCGTACCGCAGGCTGCACCGCTGCCTGTCTTAATACTGCCGGTCGTGGTGGTATGTACAAAAAAGGCGAAAACACCAACGTAATTCAAGAAGCCCGTAAGCGCAAAACACGGTTCTTTTTTGAAAACCGTACCGAATTTATGCGCCTCCTTGTTGCCGATATTGAATTGGCTATTAAACAATGTCAGCGTATGGCGGAACGGGACAATGCACTTGCACGGACTGATCCTTCGTTTGAACCAAAAAAGGCTTTGATACCCGTGTTTCGGCTCAATGGCACCTCCGACCTTGCATGGGAAAAATACCCGGTGATCCGTGGTGGTGTAGAATATGCCAATATCTTCCTGGCCTTCCCTAATGTCCAATTCTATGATTATACCAAGGTGCTCGGTCGTAAAGTAAAAGCCATTGCCAACTACCACTTGACCTTTTCGGCGGCTGATGGTAATGATGATGATGTAAACAAAGCCATTCAGCAAGGTTACAATATTGCTACGGTGTTCGGTATCAAGAAAACCCTACCAATGCCTGAGACCTACAAAGGTTTACCGGTGTTCAATGGTGATGATTCGGACTTGCGCTTTCTTGATCCAAAAGGTGTTGTGGTTGGTCTATATGCCAAAGGTAAGGCTAAAAAAGATACCTCGGGCTTTGTGAAATTTCCTGTAATGATGATGAAGGTTGCTTAAATGGATAAACTTCATTTTTTAATTCGTGCTGAAAAGTATGCAGAAGCTCGAGGTGATGAAAATTATTTTAAGCATTGGTATACTCGGTATCGTGAATGGTATAATGTCGAGGATAGTGTTTGGTGTGCTTTGGCTTGGTTGTATGATGAAGATACGGCTAATTTGTTAAAATACCAATATTGGGGACCTGCATTATGAACAAACGAATACAAAAGTGGTTGAAAAATCATTTAGTTAGGGATGAATATACTGAATTTGGTTGGCAAGAATGTCACCGTTATGAATTTGATGAAAATGAAATAAAAGAATTCACTGAGTTGATTGTGCGTGAATGTATGGAACAGTTGAATATTTCTAATGTACCTGCTCCAATCTCCTTAGGACTAAATCTTGGTAGAGTAGCGATTAAAGAACATTTCGGAGTTGAAGAATGAACGAACGAATCAAACAACTATTAGGGCAAGCCTATGATGAGGCAGTGCCCGAAACTTGGACTACGCTATCTTCTGAACAACTGGGAAGAATATATGATAAGTTCGCCGAGTTGATTGTTAGGGAATGTATGCTCCAATGTATCAAAGTGGAGAATGATGTTGAATTGAGCGATTATGAAGGTGGATTCAAAGATGGTGCGCTGTTGTGTTATCAGGAGATTCAAGAACATTTCGGAGTTGAAGAATGAGTAAATTCAGTGAATTACTTGAAGAATATCTAGACGAGCGTGATCGCCAAAATAGCGATTACTACGATGACCGATATATTGGTTCCAGAATTCAAGGCAGAGAATTGATGCAGGAACTAGCGAAAGCAATGGATAAATTGATTCATGGAGTTAAAGATTGAACGAACGAATCCGAGAACTTGCTGAACAGGCCGGGATGTACATTGTTGATGATGAATTTTCAACTTATGGAAAGTTCGCCGAAAAGTTCGCCGAGTTGATTGTTAGGGAATGTATTGAATGGTGTAATGCTCACGCTACGATTAATGGAACGGCACAGCAAGTTCGTGATTCGATTAAACAACATTTTGGAGTTGAAGAATGACTAAAGAATTGGATTTAATTTTATTGAGAGGTCCGAGAACGGACGATGCTGGGAATAAAATTCCAGTACGGGTTCAAGTGGTTCGTAGATCAGAAACAGACCTGTCGAACTATTCATTTCTCTGTAAGCAAGAGAAGATGGAAGAATGGGTACCAACCAAAGAACTTGAATTGTATAAGATGTTATTAAAA